ATCATTTTGACGATAATGCAGGTATTAAATACGCTGCAATAGGAACAAATAGAATTTTATATGTGTTTTCTGGAGGAACCTATTACGATATCCATCCAATAAGAGCTACAATCACTGGAGCTAATTTTACCAGCACCTCCTCTTCAAGAACTGTAACTATTACTTTATCCTCTCCGCATGCACTTCAGGAAGATGATATTGTTTTGTTTGATAATGTATCAGGATTAACTGGTTCAACATTTACAAATGCAACATTTGAAGATGAAAAATTTATGGTGACATCAGTGCCAACCACTACAACGTTTACCATAACAATGGATACGGCAGAAACAGGAACTCCTTTAAGCACTGCTGGAACAGCATCTGTATTAATATATTTTACAGTAGGGCCAGCGCAACAATTGGGTGGTTTTGGTTGGGGTACAGGTTTATGGTCTGGTACAGCTTTAGGTGCTGCCACTACAACTTTAGCTTCTACAATCAATGATACAGTAACAGACATACCTTTAACTAACTCCGCTGCATTTCCATCTTCGGGAGAAATTAGAATAGGGTCTGAGGATATAAGTTTCACAGCCAATAATACCACGACAAATATTTTAAGCGGTGGTGCCAGAGAGGTTAACGGCACAACCAAGGCAGGGCACAGTGCAGGTGCAACAGTAACAGATATTTCTAAGTTTGTTGCTTGGGGTGATCCATCATCTTCTGACTTTACGATTGATCCGGGTTTATGGGTATTAGATAACTTTGGAACAAAATTAATTGCGTTAATATATAACGGTCAGTGTTTTGAGTGGGATGCTGCTGCAGCAAACGCTACAGGAAACAGGGCAACAATTATTGCAAATGCACCTACTAAATCTAGACATGTATTGGTATCTACACCAGACAGACACTTAGTATTTTTTGGAACTGAAACCACAGTAGGTGATCAAGCAACACAGGATGATATGTTTATAAGATTTTCTGATCAAGAAAATATTTCTGGCACTAATGCATATACAGTCACCGCCACCAATACAGCAGGCACACAGAGGCTCGCGGATGGTTCCGAGATCATGGGAGCCATTAGAGGTAGAGATGCAATCTATGTTTGGACCGATACAGCGTTGTTTCTTATGAAATTTGTGGGTCAACCGTTTACCTTTTCTTTTGAACAGGTGGGCACAAACTGTGGATTGTTTGGAAAGAACGCCTGTATAGAGGTTGATGGTACGGCTTATTGGATGTCAGAAAATGGGTTCTTTCAATACGATGGTCAATTAAAATCTATGCCATGTCTAGTAGAAGACCATGTCTATGATGATATAAATGCTACATCTAGAGATCTCATCAATGCAGGGTTAAATAATTTATTTGGTGAGGTAAACTGGTTTTATTGCACGGAGGCCTCCGATCAAATTAATAGGGTGGTTACGTACAATTATCTTGACTCAACACGTCAAAGACCTATTTGGACCACTGGCACATTACCAAGAGCAGCGTGGCAAGATTCCGCTGTATTTGATAGACCACACGCAACTTTTTATGATCCTAGCAGTAATGCCTCATACGATGTTACTGGTAATACGGACGGTTGTACTATATACTATCAACAGGAAACAGGGACCGATCAAATTGATGCTGGTGGAGTTATAACAGCTGTGTTAGCAAATATTGTTTCTGGTGATTTTGATATCACTCGAAGAATGGTTAGAGGTCAAACTGTTGGAACACCAGATCTTAGAGGAGATGGAGAATTTATAATGAGAATAAGTAGATTTATACCAGACTTTATATCGCAAACAGGCGATACTCAAGTTAGTTTTCAAACTAGAGATTTTCCAAATAGTTCACCAACCACAACAAGTTTTACATCAACACCATCTACGACTAAAGTAGATACAAGATTAAGAGCTAGATCAATAGCTTTAAAAGTTGCAAATACGTCAACAAGTCAAGATTGGAAACTTGGAACTTTTAGATTAGATGTACACCCAGGAGGAAGAAGATAATGGAAACAGATAGAGATTTTTATAGTGACTTATTTGCAGAGGATCTTTACACTAGATTACCGGAAGATACAGGCTTAAGAATTGATCCGGCTTTAGTAAATAAATTTAGATCATTTAATCCAGAACTAACAGATAGAACTGATGCAGAAATAATGACTTTATTTAGTGATAAATTTAGAAACGTTCTTCCACCAAGTCAAGAACCTGAGGTAGGTTTTGGTCAAGGTATAAAAGATTTTTTACTTAGTGGTGGCATTACAGGTAATATATTGAGAGGTATAGGTTCTTTATTTCAACGAGATCCAAGAGAAACTTCAATTAGAGATTTTTATTCGGGTGCTGGTTTTGATGACATAGGAAGAATACAATCAGGATTAATGGCAGGTTATAGTCCTGTATCAGGCGGTTTTTTAAATACGATAACAGGTGGTAGATTAGGTGCTCCTACAAAATTTGGATTACAAAGAGCTTACCAAAAAAGAATAGACACAATTAATAAAACTTTGGCTAGAAGAAGAGCTAGAGGTTTAAGTGATGATGACACTGTTTTAGATGAAAGATTAGAAAAACTAAAAGATGAAAAAGCAAGAGAGTTGCGATCTTTACAAACAGCACAAAGAGAAAAAGATAGAGCAGATATAGATAGAGCATATAGAGAAGAAGCAGGAGATAGATATTCTGGAGGTGAGAGAACGCAAAGAGTAGGTGGACAAAGTATAACGACTTATGATGATCCGTTCGATCCAGGAGGTGGAGAAAAAGATGGTGGATTTATTGACGGCAGTAATAGAAGAAAATTAAATACAGGAGGCCTAGCAAAAGTGTTAGGATATTAACCATGGCAAAAATTGTACAGTCATTAACAAGAGCAGAAGAAGAATATCGTAGAGAAAATTTACAATCATTAATTAGGGACTTAGACGGTGTAATAACAAAGCTTAATTCTTCTTTTCAAGATGAAGTAAAACAAGAAATAGAAGCTAGAAGCTTTTTCTTAGATGCGTAATGGCGGTAGTAAATCAATATAAATTTGACGGTAAAACTACGACAGCTGCAGAAACTGTCGACATATTAGAGCCGGGTGTTAATGAAACTATAATTATAAGATCTTTAAGAGTTACTAATAAATCTGGATCTAATACACCAACAGTTACAATTAAAAACAATAATTTTGAGATTGTTAATACTCAACAGCTGGCAACAGCCACAAGTGTAGAAATTTTAAGTCTGCCTCTAATAGTAGAGGGTGGCACTAAATTGTCTTATACAACAGCTGGCACCGTATCTGATGGAGTAGTATTTGGTATTAGCTATCTCAATATATTAAAGGAGAGAACAGACTAATGAAAGTATTGAAAGCGGAAGTAGAGGAAACCTATAGACACAAAAAAACAGGTGAGGTTTTTAAGGAAAAAAAGGACTGGGAAGCTAAAGGTTACAAGCCAGAGGACATGGCCCAGGACGTAAAAGTGATCATGCCTCCTCTTGATTTGTTCGCTAAAACAAAGTAAAACGATAAATTAAGGTAAAAATATGGCTATATCTAGAATGCAAGAACCCCGACAGTTATATGGATTAGGTAGTTTAGTTAAAAAAATAACTAGACCTATCAAAAAAGCTGTTAAAGGTATAGGTAAAATAGCCAAAAGTCCTTTAGGAAAAGCTGCGTTGTTAGCTGCTGCAGGGACATATGGATTAGGTGCTCTAGGATCTGGAGGGCTCAATCCACTAGCATCAGGATTTTTTAGTAAGGCTAATTTAGCAAAAGGTTTAGGAACATTTTTTAGTAAAGGAAACCCATTATTATTTAAAGGTGGTCGATTTGATTTAGGTAGAGCGGGTCTTACAGCTAGTGCACTTGGTGCTGCATTACCTTTCTTAGCACCAAATTTATTAGCACCTAAATTTGAAGAAGAAATGGAGGAAATAGATATTACTCAAACTCCAGAAAGTATGGCTTTACTAAATCAAAGAGCTAGAGATTTTTATAATTACGGTGATGAAAATTTAATGTTCATGCCTAGAAAAGAATATGTGTTAAGAAACTTTTATGCAGCTAAAGGTGGATTAGCAAATGAAGAGGACGATGAAGATTACGATAGAAATTTAGCAGCTGTTATAAGAACTCGAAGACAAAAAGGTGGGTCAGTGCCAGAATCAAAAGTAAAAGGTTATGACACACCAGCAGGATTTAATAAATTTGATTATCCTACGGGTGGCGTACCTGTCAGAACACCTAAAAAACAAGGTGGACTTATGGACCTAGGTGGTTTAGAAATGGACTTCAGGGCAGAAGGTGGTTTTGTTCCAATCGGAGCAAAAGAAAAAGCAGACGACGTACCTGCAAGATTAAGTAAAAATGAGTTTGTCATGACAGCTGATGCTGTTAGAGGTGCCGGCAATGGTAGTATAAAAGATGGCGCACAAAAAATGTATAATACAATGAAAGAATTAGAACGTAGGGTAGTATAATGGCAATACCAGAGTATTTAAAAGATTTTGTAACAGATTTTGCACAACAGGCAAAAACAGCTTTTAGTGCACCTTTAGATCCAAAAACTTTTATGGGTCCGCAGTTTGTAGCTGGACTTGACCCATTACAAACGCAAGCGATAGGAATAGCACAAGCCGGCGTCGGTAGCTTTGCACCTTTTTTATCTTCTGCACAACAGGCAATAACACAAGCAGGTCAAGATGTGGCTGGTTTAGATCAGTTCGCGGGCACTGGAGCAGGGACCGGGCCTGGATCAATCTCAGCTTTTCAATCACCGTTTCAACAACAAGTTATAGATGAAACATTAAGACAGTTTGACTTGTCTCGACAAACAGGTAGACAAGGAATTCAAGATGCAGCTGTTAGATTAGGTGGTTTTGGTGGTGGTAGAGAGGGAGCAATGTTAGGTCAGTTTGATGCTGACACATTAGCAAATAGAGCAGGTATTAGAGCTGGATTACTAGCACAAGGATTTCAAGATGCAGCAGCTAGAAGACAACAAGCTTTTGCAAATCAACAGGCACTAGCAGGTGCTAGAGCTGGTCTAGCTGGTCAACAATTTGGTTTATCTAATTTTTTAAGACAAGGAATGGGTCAAGATGTTTCTGCATTAGGATCTCTTGGTGCATTAAGACAAGGTTTAGATCAAGCAAGATTATCGGCTGCACAACAAACAGCACAAGCAACTGCAACGGAGCCATACGGAAGATTAGAAAGACTTGGTACAGCGTTAACTGGATTATCAGGTGGTGTTGGAACACCATCCGTACCACAACAAGTGCCAAATCCTTTTGGTACAGCTCTATCTAACGCTCTTGGTATTGGTAACTTGTTTGCTAATATTTACGGAGCAATGAGGCCTGTAGGATAATGAGACCATTAAATAGACCAATGTTCAGAATGGGTGGCCCTATCAAAGAAGGGATCATGGACGGTATTGAAGAACCAAGAAGAGCATATCAAGATGGTGCTTTTGGAACTAGCGCGTATACTGAAGATGACTATAGAGATTTTATAAATAGAGTGTTTGTAAAACCGCCACCAAGTGAAACTACAATACCCGGAATGTTTCGACCTGAAGTAAAAAACTTTTTCCAAGATGGAATGGTAACAGATCAATATTCTTATGAAAATTTATTTAAACCTGGTAAATCTATATTTGACAATCCTTTATTTGATTATGCAAAAGCAGGTATAGAAGGAGAAAAAGCCAATAGAATACTTACTGGTGGTAAGACAGGATTTGCTACGGCATTAAAAAAAGATATTTTAAGTAAATTACCAAAAATGGACACTCCAAAAGGGGGCGGTGCTGCTTTTGCTGCAGAAGAAATTACAGAGGGTGACATCGAAGATAACCCAACTTACATAGCAAAAATGCAAGAGGGTGTTTTACAAAGAGGCATCCCAGAAGAAAAAAAAGATAGTGAAACTAAAAAAGCTAAAGAAGAAGATTTTGCTAGTGGTAAATATAAAACTAAATCAGAGCCTGAAGGAGACAGTGAATTATTAAAGAAATTAGGCTACGACAGAGCCGTCAAAAGAGGCAATTACCAGCTCATAGAGGCTATTAGACGAGGATTAACAGAAGGTGGGGTGCAAGGTGCCCTAGACGCTGCATTTGCGGCAGGAGCGACTGATCCTTACGGAGAGGCTAGTAAGATTAGACAAGCAGCTGCATTAAAAGAATTTGAACAAGAACAAGAACAGAAAAAATATGAAACTAGAAGAAGAGATAAACTAGAGGATACAAAAGAATTAGCTGAGTTTACGGCAAAAATAAATAAAAAATATAAAAATTCCACTGGACAATCTATTGAAGAGAAAAGATATAATTTTGGTAAATCAATTGGTTTAACAGGTAATGACTTAGATATCTTTACTAGAGGTTCAAAAACAATTGACGAAAATATTTTAATTGCTTTATCAAAAAGCACTTACGGAACTCTTAATAATCAAGCTTTATTTACAGCTGTTGCAGCCGGAGTTGGTGCAGACAAAGTTATAAATATAGATAAGGATGATAGATTTAGTTCTTTAAAAGATATACCAGATGATTTTGGTGTTGGAAATTACGTTATTACAGGAACTAAATTATATGTTGTTAAGGAGGATGCAGACGGCAAGAAAGGTCTACAATTCCAAGCTAACTACGGTTAATAGGAGGTAAAATGCAGGTATTTGGTGAGTTACCTACTGTTGAAAAAGAAGAAAATTTAAATCCAGAAGCAGAAAAATATTCTGACATCAGTACATTACAATCAATTTTTGCAGGATTAGGATCTGGACTAATACAAATACCGAAAGGCGTCATGTCTTTGGGTGCTAGTGTTTATGATCTTGTAAACGATACTAACAAAGCGGCAGAAATAGAAAAATATTTTGATGATCTAACAGAATTGGATGAAATGGCAGAAGCAACTACTGCCGGTAAAATTGCAGAGCTTTTAGTAAACGTTGGTATACCCGGTGGTGTGGGTTTTAAAGTTGGATCTAGTTTGGCTAACGCTGCAGTCAGAGCAAAAAAGGCTGGTAATTATTTTAAGATTACAGGAGAGGCTGGTAAAAAATTAAAAAAAGGAGCAGACGTTGCTGCTGAATTAAATAAAAAAGGTAAGGCTGCAAAATTTTTTGCAGGTACGACAGCTGGTGGTATTGCAGAGGGTGTGTTTATTGGTGATGTAGAAAATGCAGGTACACTAGGAGATTCTTTAGGTGGTTTTACAGAATTAGAGAGAGCTGAAGATGGGTCAAACGATCCATTAAGAGATATTATAAACAGAATAAAATTTGGAACAGAGGGGGCTTTGTTTACAGGTGTGCTTGGTGGGACTGGTGCTATAATAAAAAATCTTGCAAAGAGAGGCAATGAGTTACAATATAGCAATGATTTACTAGATAAATTTTATGATAAAATTGGTGGTGCATTAAGAGCAAGAGGTAAAAAAACAGAAGAGTTTTTTAAATTAGAAAGAGCAGAAAAAGGTTTACGATCTGGAGATACTATAGTTGCTAAAAATATATCAAGAGATACAGACAGATTAATTGATGCTGTATTTCCTGCATGGCGAACTGTGGCTAATGCACAATCTGCAAAAAATAGAAATATATTTTTAGAAGAAGTAAATGATTTACTAACATCAGGTAAACCAACTATTGATAAGCAGGGTAGAGTTAAGTTTGAATTTTTAGATCCTAAAAATAAAAAATTTAAAGTATCTGATACTATTAGAAAACATTTAGATGGTAAGAAGGCAACGGAAGTAGAAACAGAATTATTTGCTAACATTAATGCTATAAGAAACAGATGGCAAGACTTATTTTCTAAATTAGGTGGCAGACTTGAAGACAAAGAATTAGCAGAGTTTAAAAAATTATTTGGTACAAAATTTAAAAATTATCTTGGTTCAACATACGAAGTATTTCAAAACAAATCTATTTTGCCATTCTTATCTTACACACCATCAAGAGAAGCAATCAAAGCAACAGAGGATTTGTTTATTGCAACAGGTAAAGAACAAGGTAAAACAGTAACCAGGGAACAGGCACAAGGGTATGTTAAGTCAATCTTAGATACTGCTAAACTTCCTAGTGGTTTTAAAATGGACAAACCAAACGATCCATTTTTTAAAATACCTACATTCTTTGCAGGCAAAACTGCTATGAAAGATGTTGCAGATTTTAACGGTACGATTAACATCGCTAACATAACAAAACAAGCAGACAGAGAAGTGTTTGAAAATTTATTGGGTAAAAATAAAAACCCTATGCAAACTATTTTAGCAGGCACATCTAAGCTGTCTGTAATATCACGACGTAATGTATTTTTTGATAATATTATAAAAGAGTCAGATGCATTAAAAGCTAGTGGCAAACGAGGTATGGTATACGATACTTACGATGAAGCTGTTGATGCACTTGGCACTGACATAAAACAAATTAGAATTGATTTAGGTAAAAAATTAGAAGCCGGTGTTGTTAACCCACTAAATGGTAAATATGCATTAAAAGGTGTGGCGGATGCATTAGAAGAAACATCCACTGTAACAAAAGATCCTGGCTTTCTCATGCAGGTTTATAATAATTTAGTATTGTACCCAAAGGCTACATCGCAAATTGCAAAAACAATTTTATCTCCAGTAACACATTTACGTAACTTTGTAAGTGCAGGTGCGTTTGCAGCAGCAAACGGTGTGCTTCCATTAAATCCATTAAAAGCAAAAGCAATTAAAAATGCATATCAAGCATTACAAACTGGCTTGGTTGGCACAAGAAGACAAAATGAATTTTATGAGGAGCTATTAGAACTTGGTGTTGTAAACTCAAACGTTAGACTTGGAGATCTATCAAGATTAATGGAAGACGTAAACTTTGGTTCTACCATGACAACAGATAAAGGTATGAGATTATTATTAAAACCTCTATCTAAAATTAAATCTGTGTCACAAGATTTATACACAGCTGAGGATGACTTTTGGAAGATATATTCTTTTGCTGTTGAAAAAGATAGACTTGCAGCAGCCTTTGCAAGAAATTTACAAGTGGGTGAAATATTTACAGACAGAAATGGTATTCAAAGAGTATTTAGGCCAAACAATAAAAATTTTGAAAGATATCTAAAAGAAGAAGCTGCTGATATTGTTAAAAATAATATACCAAACTATGACTATGTGTCAGAGTTTATACAAGGTTTAAGAAAAGCACCGATAGGAAACTTTGTATCTTTTCCTGCAGAAATATTAAGAACCGGCACAAATATTGTTCGAAGAGCATTAAGTGAAATTAATGGTACAATTACAAAAGCAGATGGCACAGTCATTAAACCTTTTCAAAGAATAGGGTATCAAAGATTGTTTGGTTTTGGTGCAACTGTTGCAGCTGTCCCTGCAGGTGCTGTAGAACTAGGTAAAACATTATACGACGTAACCGATGATGAATTACAAGCTATTAGACGGTATGTAGCTGATTGGTCTAAAAATTCTACTATCATACCTATTAAAGATAAAATAACTGGTAAATTTAAATATGTAGATTTTAGTCATGCTAATGCATACGATACTTTAATTAGACCCATTCAATCTATAATTAACCAAGTAGCTGCGGGTGAAAAAGATGATGATGGAATGATAGACGATTTTATACTAGGTGCATTTATTGGTATGAGAGAAATAGGTGAGCCATTTATTAGTGAATCTATTTGGACAGAGGCAGTATTAGATCTTATTGCAAGAGGTGGTAGAACTAGATCCGGATCTGAAGTGTTTAATCCTGAAGATTTACCTGGTGTAAAAGCTCAAAAAATTATGAAACATTTAGTGGAAGCACAAATGCCATTTTCATTAAATCAGTTAAAAAGAATAGATAGATCTATTAAAGAAGTAGACGTAATTACAAAAGGTAAATTTGATGAGTATGGTCAAGATTATGAATTTGGTCCAGAGTTTGCAGGACTGTTCGGATTTAGAGCGGTAGAACTAGATCCAGGTAAGAGTATTGCATTTAAAATAGCTGATTATCAAAATGGTGTAAGTGACTCTAGAAAATTATTTACATCTAATACTTTAAAAGGTGGACCTATTGAACCATACGAAATCGTAGACGCATTTATAAATGCAAATAGAGCATTATTTAATGTTAGAAAAGAAATGAAAAATGATATAGAGGCAGCAAAACTATTGGGTTTAGGTGGAATAGATTTTGAAAAAGCTGTTGAAGGAAGATTAACTAAAAGTGATCTTAGAGGTTTAGTTGATGGCCTGTTTAGACCCTTAACAATTTCAAAAGGAATACAAAGAAAATTTCAAACAAACGCAGAAAACCTTGCTGCAAAATCAGACCAACCGGTAGACAATCCTTTTCTTAAAACCATACCCGTCATTCAAGGCATACAACAATTTTTATTACAGTATGATTTAAATGATGAGTTTCCATTTATAGAAAATCCATTATTACCAAAACCAGGTGGACCTGATGCTGCGAGCTTACCTGCGGGAGTAAACACAGCACCAATAAATGCTGATGTTTTATCTTCACAAGTACAACAAACTGACTCGACAAACGCAGAGCGATTTGCTACACTATTTCCAAATGGCTAAAAACGCATTACAAAAAATTGAAGAACATGAAAAGCTTTGCAGAATAATGCAAAAGCAAACTCATGACAAAATACATAAACTAGAGGGTCAGATAAACCGTATAGAAAGTATCTTATTAGTATCTACGGGAGCGTTGATCACTGGTATGGGGTATGTTATATTTACTTTAGTATTAAGATGAATCTTTCTCGTAATTTTACTCTTCAAGAGCTTATTAAATCCGACACAGCTATTAGGTTGGACATCAACAACAATCCAAACTCAGGTCAGATAGAAAAATTAAAAGCATTGTGTGAAAATATCTTACAGCCAGTACGTGATCATTTTGGCAGGGTCAAGGTGACGAGCGGTTTCCGTAGCGAAGCGTTGTGTGTTAAGATAGGTAGCTCTGTAAATTCACAGC